GAGAACTATGAACGCGGTGCGTTGTCTTGTGGTGATAACATCGTTCGCGTTGCTCGATTGCTTAAGGCAGAAAATGAACAACTGCGCGGAATGAATCACGTAACAAATCAAAAGAAAGCGTTAATCGGTAAAAAAATCTTAAGAAAAAAATGAAAACACAAAGAAAAAAATTCGACAAAGAAAGAATAATTGAATTTTGCAAATTGGTTAATGCTGGAATGAAACCAAAAGATGCTTTGGCTAAAATGAAAGCGTGTCAAGGATATCAAACAGCACTCAAAAAAAGCGGAATTTATTACCAAGTTGGTGATAATTATTATGCAGTTGAACGATTAACAGATGCTAAATATGACGCTTTCAAAAATTTAAGATATCAAGAACAAAAAAAATATAATATCAAAAGTGTTAATAAATATGAATTGCCAGTACAACGTAAACCAAGAAAGAAAAAACAATTAAACACAATTCAAAAATTTATAAAAAATATATTTAAGATATGATAGTTGAACGTTATAACACACCATTCGCACGATTCGTGAAGAAGAATTTTGGTACAATTAACAAGTTCAAAAAAGTTTTAAGTGTAAGCGAACCAACCGTTCGCTTATACTTGAAACACCCGACAAGAATGCGCATCGAAGATTTCAATCGCATCTGTAATTTTTTGGAAATGAAACGTGAAGACGTATGGAAATCAATGATAACTGAAGTAACAATTAAAAATGAAGGCAATGAATGACATAACTGGTACACGCGCTATACGTGCGATTAAAAATGAAATCATTGAGATGATTCCACCAACACATTACAAACGATTTAATCAATTGTGGGAACTTGTTGTGCCTAGCGTAACAACTCCATCAGCAGAACAGATTGAAGTGCAACAACAAATAGCTTGTGAACGTGATAGATTTTGGTTGTGTGTTGAAGATAAAGTGTGTACGCACATTGGAATTAACAGCGCAGAACTTTATAACAAAACACGCGTTCGTGAAGTTAGTCACTCTCGACAAATAGTGTGGTGGATCGTGTACAACACGTGCAGAATTTCATTACAAGCATTAGCGAATCGATACTACAAAGACCACGCAACTTGTTTGCACGGAATCAGACAAGTGAATGGATATGTGCAACACGATAAATCTTTTCGATTAGATGTTGAACTTATATGCGATGCAATTGCAAACGCAGGTTTTACACAAGCAAAAGAATTCTTTACTACTTTTACGAACGAATGTGAACGTCAAAAAAACAAAAAACAAAAAATATGAATGGTTATTTTCTGATGAAAAAAATTGATGCGTTAGAGCTACGTATCAAAGAACAACAAGAACAAATTGATGCGATTGAAAAGCGATTGAAGCAACGTGAACCAACTGGTAAACGATTTCAACCACCAACGCAAGAACAAGTTGTAGATTATATTTGCAATGACCTGCAAAAGTTATGTGGTGAAGATGCACTGGTGTTTAGTGAAAAGTTTATTGCGCATTACGAAGCGAATGGGTGGAAGGTTGGAAGAAACGCAATGAAAGATTGGAAAGCATCAGTGCGCAAATGGGATATCGAACAATTTAATAAACAAACAAATGCAACAATCAAGAATGGAAAATTCAATTCAACGAATGCCGAACGGATCTACCGTGATGCACAGAATCTCGGATAGAATCACAATTGCAGAACGTCAAAGTGAATTCATCAGCAAACACGATTTACCTACATTCGTTAAGTTATGCGCGAAGTTGTGTGCTATGTATGGTCTACAATTACCCGAAGCACAATTGTTACAACTGCTTAAAGATTTCATCGATAAGCATTACGCGTGGTGTACGTTTGAACACTGGAACATCGCGTTTGAATTAAATGCATCTAACCAGTTAGAAAAAAAAGTAGAACCATTCGGTGCGTTGACCGTTACATTTTTAGGTGATGTTCTAACGATGTACAAACCATTGCGAGACAAAGCGAATTTAGAATGGCAACGCGAAGTGAATGAACAGAAAAAACAATTACAACCAACACCAGTTGTAAGTGAAGAAGATTGGTTGCAGTCATTAAGCGAAGACATTGATTCATTCAAGCAAAAGAAGTTCACGATAATTGATATGCGTGGTTCTATTATGTTGGAATGGTTGGAAACAAGCGGAAGAATTGCACACGATTTTTTTACTGATGAAGAATACAAGTTAGCCAAACGCAATGCAAAACAAATTGTGTTTGCTGATTTGCAAATGTCACAAGCCAAATTCGATAGAATGGTTGAAGGTAAAAAAGAAAAGGTGCGCGATTACATTCGTGTTCAAGGTCTTCGTGAATTGTATAAATTATATTTAGCAAAGCAATGAATCACGGATCGTTATTTAGCGGAATCGGTGGCTTTGATTTAGCCGCTGAATGGATGGGTTGGAACAATACATTCCATTGTGAATGGATGCCTTTCCCACGCAAAGTTTTAAGTCATTATTTTCCAAATTCAATTAGTTATGAAGACATTACAAAAACAGATTTCTCTATTCACAAAGGAACAATTGACATCCTCACAGGTGGATTCCCGTGCCAACCATACTCAAGTGCAGGAAAGCGACTTGGGAAAGATGACGAGCGACATCTCTGGCCGCATATGCTCCGAGCAATTCAAGAGATTGAACCGACCTACGTTGTGGGCGAAAACGTTCGTGGACTTACTAATTGGAATGGGGGAGTGGTCTTCGAAGAAGTGTGCGCTGACTTGGAAAATCAAGGGTACGAAGTACAACCGATACTATTGCCAGCTTGTGCCGTCGGTGCGCCCCATAGAAGAGATAGAATATGGTTTGTCGCATACAATGCTTCCTACTCCAACCTGTATGGACAGCACGAATGCGAGTGCGACAATGAAGAGCAGTCAAGTGAAAGAAGGTTCAATGCATTCAATGACATTAACGAGAATGTTGAGTATTGGACTTCTGCATACACCAAGAACATCAGACAAAAATATGCATTGGAAAACGGAGAACTGGAAAGGAGACGATTTAGGCAGTCAAATAAACGAGGCTTTTGGAACGCGTTCCCATCTCAATCCCCGATTTGTGGCGGAGATGATGGGCTTCCCGTCAAACTGGACGGAATTACCTTTTCTAAATGGAGACAAGAATCAATAAAAGGCTATGGCAATGCTATTGTTCCACAGGTTGCTTATGAAATTTTTAAGGTAATTGCTGAAATAGATAGGTTACAAAAATTATAGTCAAGTTTATTTTATGACATACCAACCAACATATCTTGATAGACAAAAAGAAGCGTTGTTGTATTTAGCAATTGACTCACCAGTTGAACAAGTGTTGTATGGTGGTGGTGCAGGTGGTGGTAAAACAAGGTTCGGTTGTATGTGGCAAATTCAAAGACGATTGAAGTATGCAGGCACACGTTCTTTAATTGGTCGAAGCAAATTAGATACGCTCAAAAAAACAACGCTCAATACATTCTTTGAAACGTGCGCAGATTTTGGTTTACTTGCTGATAAGCATTATACGTATAATGGTCAAACGAATGTGATTACATTTTTTAATGGAAGTGAAATTGTATTAAAAGATTTGTTTGCATACCCATCAAATCCAAATTTCGATTCATTAGGGTCGCTTGAAATCACAGATTACTTTATTGATGAAGTCGCTGAAGTAACTGAAAAAGCAGTTAACATTGTTCATTCAAGATGCAGATACAAGTTGAATGAATTCAATTTAATTCCTAAAGGTTTCTTGTCTTGCAATCCATCGAAAGGTTGGTTGTATAATGAATTTTATTTGAAGTACAAGAACAACGAATTACCAGTTCATCGTGCATTTGTTCAAGCATTGCCAACTGATAATCCGCATTTACCACAAGCATACATTGAATCTTTAAGACGATTGCCCGAATACGATAGAAAACGATTGTTAGAAGGCAACTGGGAATTCGATGACGATTCAGATAAGTTATTTGCAACTGATAATTTACTGCGAATGTTCCGCAATGAATTACTTGATGGAACAAAATACATAACATCAGACATTGCGCGATTCGGTAAAGACAGAACAATCATTTGCGTGTGGAATGGTTTAACACTTATTGAATTAAAAATGCTACATAAAGCAAGTATTGATGAAGTAGTGAATGAAATTCGCAACACAGCAAAAAATCACAACGTGTTATTGCAAAATGTAGTGTGCGATGAAGATGGTGTTGGTGGTGGTGTTGTGGATTATTTGAAATGCAGAGGTTTTGTCAATGGATCAAAAGCAAAGCAGCCACAATATCAAAATCTAAAATCAGAATGTTATTATACACTCGCGCAGTACATCGAAGAAAACAAGTTGACGATTTTAGTTAATGACAAAAAAGAACAAATTGTGCGCGAACTGGAAATGATTAAACGCCATCGTGCAGATGTCGATGGAAAACTTCAAGTAACACCAAAAGACCAAATCAAATTACGCGAAGGAATTTCACCCGATATAGCTGATGCGATTATGATGCGAATGTTTTTTGAATTGCATAAATCGTATGGTCAATACTTTGTCGGTTAACAAAAATAAACTAAATTCACACAATGAAATACATCTACGAAACAATGGGAATAACGCAAGAACGCGAACGCTTCCTAATCACAATGCTATCGACATTAGTGCAACAACAAAAACAAATTGGTGATATTCTTACTGAATTTCACAAGTCGAAAAATCTAACATCAAAAGAGAAAATGTACTTGTCATTTTGCGCTGGTGCTATACTTGAAAAGAAACACAACGAAGAAAACTAAATGAAAACTTACGATTTTATCCATCCAGTTACTGGTGATGTATTTAGTGTTGAAGGTAAATTGTGTTTTGAAGATAACGGTTTTTGGATTGTAAAAATCAATTCAAAAGTTGTTGCAATTTTCAAAACGGATTATTCATTTATAGTACATTATAAATAAAAAAAAAACAATGCAAACAGACGAAGAAAAATTAAGAGTAATTAACTTGCTGATGTGGTTGCAGGTTGCAATATATGCGTGTGATGAAGTTGAAAACATTAGATGGTTCAACAAACACAGAACGAAGCAATCATTACAAGCGTTAGTGCGCACGATTCTTACAGAACACAACGTTGTTATCAAAGCGTTTTGGGATACTGAAGGTGTGCGAATGGATGAAATCACTTTGATTCTCGATGAACTTACAAAACAAATTGCAAGTTGCCAGTATCACAAACTGCCCGAAGTAACTGAATGGATTGTTAACAACGATTATTTACGCGAAATCTAAAAACTAAAAATTATGAAAAAGAAACTTGGAGAAATTGTAACAATTTACAAAGCAGAAAAAGAAGAACCAAAAAAACAAGTTCGAAAATTGGATTATGCAGTTGGGATTTTGTGTGAATATGGAAACAATGATTGGGTAGTATTTACTTCTGATGGTAGGAGATTTTCATTTGTAGATAAATCTATTGACACATCAAAATTTAAGACAAATCAAGTTGTATACTATTACTTAGACCAGTCAACAATAAAAAATGAAATAGACACCAGAATATATGTAGACCATAAAGGTGAATATAGAGCTTTTATTGTAGATTCAAAAGATGTAAAAAACAAAGTATATAGTTTAGACTGGACATTTAATCAGTTGTGGGTGATTGGTGAGAGAAGCAGTTCTAAATGGGAGATTGTTCGAAAACAAGTTGCTGAAATGTTCCAAGATGAAATAAAAAAAGCATATGAACAAGGACATAAAGACTCTGTTAAAAATGAAAATTATTTCAATGAAACTTTTGGTGATGACTTTAATGAATTAGACTGGACATAACAATGAGTAACAAGAAACAAAGTAGTATTGAATGGTTGGAAGAGCAAATAAAAGATATTTTTTATGTTGCTGAAGCATCTGAAATGAATA